AGCATCCTGCACGATGTATAGTACACCAAACTGTCCCGCAGTCAAGTTAGAAAACGTAAACGTAGTATTGCTTGTCATGTTAACTACGAAGTCATTACCATCACTAAAGTCGATAGTAGTAGCAGTTGTAGAGGCGCTAACAGTAGTCTGAGCGTGAGTGATTGGCCCTGTTAAGCTTGCAGGGTTTAGGTTTGCAACGGTAGCAGCGATGTTAACATTAGATGTACCATCGAAAGAGACAGTACCTGTAACGTCACCAGAGAGTTGGATGTTACGTGCTGTAGCAAGAGCAGTAGCTGTATCCGCATTACCATTCAAGTCACCCTCAAACGTATCAGCTACAAGTGTACCTGCAGTAAAGCTGGCATCAGCTGTGTTGATTGTACCTGTAGGCTCAGGGTCGTACTCAGAGAATATCTTCCACTTCTCATCAGAGACATCAAAGTAGATGCCCATGTGAGTGTAACCTACACCAGATGTACCAGTGTTGCGGTTAGAGGCGATACCAGAGTCTACGTTAACAGGGGAAGCAGTACCGCTCCATACGTCACCTGATGTGTGGCCTGTAGTAGCGTTGAAGTTAATCTCAATGCCATCTGCAAGAGCCTGTGCTGAACCTGTGATGTCTACAGCAGTAGCTACTGTAGTTGAGAAGTTATCAAGCGACCACTCAAACGTGTCTACACCAGCAGTACCTGTACCTACGCCATCAATGCGTACATAGAATGTCTGAGTTGTAGTACCTCCGTAGTGACCTTCGAGCGCACCATCATCCAAGCCTGAACCAGTGAAAGTGGTGTTAGCCTCACCGATAGTGTCACCAGAGTTGAAGTAGTTCCAAGCAGAACCAATAGACACGTTGGTAGATGAAGCGATAGTTTGCGTACCAAGTACGGTAAGGTCACCGCCAACAGTCAAGTCATTGTCTACACGTGCATTGTTTGAGACACGGAAAGTCTCAGCATTGTGTGAGATTACATCTACGTATACAGTACCTACTGATGCGTCACTTACCAAACACACACCAAGATCAACAGGGAAGTACGGGTAGGTAGGTGCGTTATCTTGGAATGTACCTGCAGTAGGTGCTACGTGAATACGTGAGCCTGCAGTGACACCTGATGTGTCAAGGTCACCAACAACACCACGGACAGTTACAAAGCCTGTAGCACTATTTGCAATGGCATGAGTAGCAAGGCCAACTGCCTCAGAAGCAGCCATTGTAGTCGCAGAAGCAGGTGCTACAGTAGGCACGCCTGCTGAGTTACCTGTAATATACACAGGAGTACCGTTGGCGATAGAAGAACCTGTATTGTTGTAAACACGAATATACTCTTCTTGACCTACCTGTAGAGTGATGTCTGTCTCGTTGTTGTAGACAGCCAGAGCTTTGTTTGTGTTGTCGTAGAAGATGCGACCTTCATTGTGCGCTGGGCTAGTACCTTGTGTAAGGTCTACGTAGTCTACCGTAGCATCTCCAAAGGTAACAGAATCAGTCGAGCCAATGCCCAAGTTAGTCAGTGAGGTAGAGACACTGGATACGTCAGACAGGTCGTTAACGCCAAACATGGCACCTGCTGTGTTAAACGCAGCTGATGTCCAAGCAGAGCCTGTGTAGATAAACAAGTTGTCTGTAGTGCTGTTCCAGTAGATAGCACCTGTCTGAAGGGCATTACCGTCGTTATCTAGAGTAGGGTTAGATACTTTAGGACCAAGGTAACGGTCATCAAAGTCATCATAACTTGCAGCCGCAGCAGCAGCACTACTCGCAGCGTTAGTCTCTGATGTAGACGCATTAGTTGCGCTAGTAGCGGCATTGGTCTCTGATGCCGCAGCGTTGGTTTCACTTGTAGCCGCATTTGTCTCTGAAGTAGAAGCGTTAGTCGCACTTGTGGCAGAAGCTGTAGCAGAAGCAGCAGCATTTGTAGCGGAAGTTGCTGCGGCAGTAGCGCTAGCTGCAGCGTTTGTCTCAGAGGTGTTTGCGTTTGTTTCGCTTGTAGCAGCGTTTGTCTCAGAGGTTAGTGCATTGGCAGCTGAAAGTGCTGCATTAGTCTCGCTTGAGCTAGCATTAGTCGCTGATGTAGCTGCAGCTGTAGCAGAACCCGCAGCAGCCGTAGCGGAAGTGGCTGCAGCAGCCGCACTGGTAGCAGCGGCAGTAGATGAACCGAGAATGCTATCTACATAGTCCTTACGTGTAAGGTCATCCACTGCAGTAGGGGTAGCAGTAGAAGTAACCTTATTAGCACCCATCACAAGGTTGCCTGTAAGAGTACCACCTGTAAGGTCTAGCTTAAGGGCGTCCTGTGTATCTACGTAATCCTTAGTAGCTGCATCTTGGGCAGACGTTGGGTTAGTAACACCTGTAATCTTGTTGCTACCCATAGCGATAGCACCTGTCATAGTGCCACCAGCTAGCGGAAGCTTAGTAGCAATACTGTTAGTTACAGTAGTAGAGAAGTTAGGATCGTCGTTAAGAGCAGCAGCCAACTCATTAAGTGTATCAAGAGCGCCTGGCGCAGCGTCAATCACGTTAGTGATCTCAGTATCTACGTAGTTCTTAGTGGCAGCATCTTGTGCATTTACAGGGTCAGTGACGTTAGCAATGGTTGTGCCTGTTACGTCCAGCGTACCGTTGATAGTTACATCGTTAAAGGTAGAGGTGCCTGTGCTTGCAGTTACGTTGCCAGTTACAGCACCAGTAATATTACCAGTGACATTGCCTGTTACGTTACCTGTTACATTACCAGTAACATCCCCTGTAAGGTCGCCACTGAAACTGGTGCCTGCTACAATAGTAGTACCTGTGATAGCTTGTGGAACAGTGCCGCCGATTACAGCGCCATCAATAGTACCGCCATCAATGTCAGCAGTATTTAGTGTGGCAAGACCTGTGGTGCTAGCAGTAGTAAAAGCACCTGAATCTGGAGTAGTGGCACCGATAGGAGTGCCGTCAATAGTACCGCCGTTGATGTCTACGTTAGCGTGTGTAGAAAGACCTGTAGTTGTAAGGTTGACTGCACCTACGTTACCTGTAAAGGTAGAAGCACCTGTTACGCCAAGTGTACCGCCTACAGTAGCGTTACCTGAAGCATCCATTGTAGTGAAGTCAGCAGCAGCTGGAATAGTACCACCAATAACTGTGTCATCAATAGTGCCACCGTCAATGTCAGCAGTAGTTGCTGTAACTGAAGTGAATGTACCTGCAGCAGGAGTTGTACCACCGATAACAGCACCATCAATAGTACCACCTGTAACAGTTACAGATGCGATAGTACCAATACCGTTAACATAAAGGTTCTTGAATTGGGCTGCAGGGGAGCCAAGGTCAATGTCGTTATCTGTTACAGGAACAATAACCCCATCCTCAATGCGAACTTGCTCAATAGGAGCGCCGCCTACTTCATTATACACACTGATGCGGTTGTTGGTTGTGTCTACTACAACCTTATTGTTAGCATCTACGTCAGCAATCAGCGGTACATAAGCACCCTCATCAGAACTACCATCGTGGGTGTGGCCATTAGAGAAAGTAAAGGCGTCACGAATAGCATTGTATTCTGCATTGATCGGTGCAGCCTTAATGATTGCACTTGCAATGATGTCAGCTACAGACTGTCTTGTATATCCTGCCATGTTTTCCTTACCTTCTGTCGCCTACACCGTAAGTAACGGTTAAGCCTTGAATACTGTGAGATGCAGCTATTTCGTTGCTCACAAACTTGATTGAAACGGATGACCCTGAACCAGATACGTTAATGCACTGAACGGGAGAGGGGTTACCACTAAAGATAGCGGTAGAGTTGTACAAAGCGCTGTTATAGTATGCAGCAGCACCTACAGATGATATTGCGTAGTTGGAGGGTGTAAGGGTGTTAACGTCTTCGTAGTCATACACAACAGATGTGCTAAGGTTGAAGTCACCTTCAGAGCGCATATACGCACAAACCCGATAGATGATCTTACGTTGCTCAGGGTCTTCCATGTGTAGGAAAGGCGTCTGGTACAAACTGAAGATGTCTAGGCCATCAAAGGACTGCCCGCTCTCCTGTCTGTATACCTTACCTGTAGAGTCTCCATGTATAACGTACTCATCCTGACCAATGTAACCACTGTGTGCGCAAGTAGCTTCCATACCAAGCAACTGACCAAACTCAAAAGCCATGCCTTGAGGCGTGTCTCTCAAGCCACCAATAACACCTTGCGCCCCTGGAGCAGAGAAGAAGAAACGGAACTGTGTCTTTTGACGGATAATAACTGAGTTAAGACCTTCTAGGTCTAAGCCAAAGACGAACTCATTGAAGATACCTTGAACGTCTTTTGAGATTGTCTCTAGGTTAACGTCACCAATACGGGCTGTACCACCAATAGGGCGTAAGCCATCCTGTGAGAGGAATAGCAAGTCGCCGCCGAGTTCCATTACGCTATCTGTAGCTACGCAACCCAAGTCATCTGTAACAGACTCAACCACAAAGTTACTGATGTTATTACCAGTAAGTCGCTTAATGTTGTTTGTACCAAAGATGTAGAGTGTGTCACGGAACACCTTGATAGCTACAACCTCAAAGCCTACGTTGATGACACCAGCACCATTAGCAGGACTAAAGTCTGTTTCATCTAGAGGAGCGCTAAAGTATAAGTTAGTAGGCTCACTAGGGTCACCCGCTAAGAAGAGGTGGCTCTGGAATATTTCAGAAATCTTAGGGGCGCTGGGCGCAGTAGCATGAGTAATCTGAGTGTAAGTTGTGCCATCATAGACAGCCGCAGGATTAACACCGTCAACAAGCACAAGAGAAGGCCCAGAGAAGTTGTAACGACTATGGCGTATCTTGGTAACGCCTGTCATTGTAGGGGAACCAGATGTCGTAACAGCTACCCAAGCAGATGTAGCATTATCCCAGTAATGTAGATAGTTACTGCCACTTGAAGGCTCACGTGCAGCAAGGATACCATCGTTGATACCATTAGCTACTACAACACCTAAAACATCGCCTGTGCCAGGTACTAAACCGTAGTCATTGCTGTAACCACTGATGCGTCTATAGCCACCTGTAATGGAAGGCTCGTAGTTAATCAGAGCAATAGCGCTGCCAGGAGAAGTCTCACCCTGAGACAAAACATCACGGCTAGTGTTCAGCCCTCCACGACAGAATACCTTAAATGTGCCGAGATTATCAGCCATTAAAAGTACCCGCCATTTGATACGCCAGAAGAGCGGTTAATCATAGTGGAGCGCACCTCAATAGCGTCATCCATTAAGACACGTCTCATAGCTTTAATGCCGTCCTCAAAGTTATTCTGGTGTATTGAAGCACTCTGTTCGTTACTACGGTGACGCATCATGTACATCATAGCACCATCAACAAGTACATGCTTAAAGCGGTCAGGGATAATACATATATCGTTGTAAGCAACCATGTCTGCAGGAACATCCCAATACACGTACTCTATCTCATAAGCGGCATCTGGAACAGGTGTTACACCAAATTCGTCACCAAACGTTTGGTAAACAATAGAAGGTGCGCCATCTCCGTTTATTAGATCGCCACCATCGTCAACAGTACGATACACTTGAATGTATTGCTCATAAGGGATAGGCTTAAGAGGACCAGGAGGGTTGCTTTGAGAGGAAAGCTGTTTGATGTAGAACGTATCCCAGTCTACGCTAGAGTAGGTAGTAGGAAAGCTGTACTGCCTTGTAGCAGGGGTAACCGTCTGCGTATGAATAGTCTTAAGGAAAGGCCATTCTTGGCCGTCCTGTAGGATACGTCTAACGCTACTGTTAATAGCATCTTTAGCAAGGGCTTGAACGTTACGAACAGTACTAAAGCCGTTACCACCTGTATCAAGAGGAACTTCATTTAGTCTTGTAAGTAATTCGTTTACTAGAGATACATAAGTAGCCATAGAGTTATCCTACTATTGAAAGTACTAAAGGGCCAGCCCGAAGGCCAGCCCAATAGCATAGGTAGTGATTAAGCTGCGTTGTAACGTGCAGTGATAAGAGCCTCTGGGCGCAGAATCTTGCGGCCATAGAGGTGCATACCACGAACGATATCAGCGAAGCTATCTGGGTCACGGTAGTTCTCAACTTTGTTGATCTGCTCAGCAGAAGCAACAGCATCGTCTTGACCAGCAACAATAACACCGAAGTTGGTGCCTTGTGCAAGCGCACCTGATGTACCAGCACCTGTACCGAGGTAAGGCAGGTTGTTAGATACATATACACGGAAGCCGTGCAGGTTGTTGAGTACGAGACCGTTCATGAGACCTGAGCCGCCGAAGTCAGCGTTCAGTACACGTGAATCTTCGTCTTTCAGCATCTCAACGAATACTGGGTCGACAACGATCCAACGACCCCGTGAGTCAACGTTCTGTACGTCCAAGCGACGAGCCATACGAGCTACGACAGACAATGGAGAAACAGTTGCAGTTGACAATGCAGTTGCGCCTGGAAGGCGTGGAGCCAACGGGATAGAGTCGCCAGCTTCATATGCAGTAGATGCAGAGTCAGCGGAACCGAGGTTACCGAAGTCTGTTGCGTCCAGCTTGTTAGCTGCGAGCATCTCGTCAGTACCAGCAGAAGCGTTAGCTACTGAACCAGATACAGTTGTGTTAACCGCCCATGAACCAGCGCCGCCTGCGAAACCTGAGAGGTAACCCAGAACTTCTTCGTCCATCTTATCAGCCATCTTATAGGCAGCACGATCAGCAGCCAAAGAGGTGAAGTCAACGTGTGAGAACTGCTCTTCAATGTCATCCATCTTGAATGCAAAGTAGTTTGCTTTGTCGATGGTGAGTGAGAAGTCTTGGTCGTCTAGTTTCTCT